TTACTCTTTGAACTTATTAACTGTTTTTGTATACATATCTTCTTCCATCTCTATCCCCACAAAATTTCTATTAAGTACCAAGCACGCTTTTCCTGTTGAACCTGAACCCATAAATGCATCAAGTACTACCGCACTTTCTCGACTGCTGCTTGTAATGATATGCTCGAGTAAATCTGCAGGTTTTTCGCAAGGGTGCTTACCTGGATAATATTGAACTGGTGAGAACGTCCATACATCGGTATAGGGCACTTCGGCTGTTACATGAAACGGTCTTCTTAGATTTTCATATTCTGCTTTTAATTCATCGTATTCCTTGAGCAGGTTTCCGTACTCGCAGCTGAGTGTTTGGTATTCATTAGTCAGTTCTGTATGCGTTTTGGATAGTTGGCCACTTCTTGATGCGAACAAAGTTTGTAGTTGTTGGTATTGTTTTTCTGTGGGTAGTTTCCACTGACTCGATGAGAACCAATGCGAGCACATTTTTGTACCTGTGGCCTCATTAATTTCTTTTGCTGAAATATTAAGGGCGTCCTTCGCGTTCTTGAAATAATCCATCAATGGTTTAAATGTGGCTTTCTTTAGTTCACTGCATTTAGTGGCGTATTGACTGCATCCTTTCGCAAATCCTTCTGAATCATAATGTCCTGCAAAGATAATGCGTTCAGTCGCAGGAAAGAACGCACGCAAGTGCGGTTTGTGCGCACGCTTCCATACCCCTGAGGGTTTCGCCCAAATGATATGGTTAAACACGTTAAATCGCGCACGGATAAGTAATTCCGTGTCGGCTGCGAGCTTTGAGCCGCAGAATAGATATAAGTTACCAGAGGATTTTAGTACACGCCAAAATTCAACCAACACTTCATCAAGCCATGCAAGGAAGGTTTCTACATTTGGCCACTGGTTATCCCAGGCATTTTTCTTTACCTGAAAGTAGGGCGGGTCAGTCAGAATTAAGTCGATTGAGTTGCTTGGTAAGGTTTTAAGATAATCGAGACAATCCGCGTTGATAAGTTGCAGTTGGCCGTTGTGCAGGGTAGTTGTTTGCATTTGATGCTCCATAAATAGAGCCTTGAATACAGTAGAGGACTCAGCCACGACTGTGGCTGAGTGGGGGTTTATGCTTCCTCTCCAAATGGATATTTGGGTCTCAGGTACTCAAGGCATAAAAACAGAAGCATTTTATCAAAATAAACTATAGCTGTATATATATACAGCTTCTTCGTATGGTGTTATCACAGTAATAAATGTTGCTATACAGCAAAGAGCATATGAAATAATTTTCATATGCTCTTTGATTTATAAGTTAACTTTTTAAAATCATTACATTTGAAGGTGGAGTGGTTTATGAAGATTATTTTTGTTGATGTAGAAAATATTGGTTTAACTGAATTAGGAAAAATTGAAGCTTCAATCGTAGACAAGGTTTTTGTTTTTTCACGTTTGGATAACGTGAGAAGAGTATGTGAAAAAGAATCATATTTATGTTTGTCTAATTACCCAGAAGGGAGCAATCAAGCTGACTTTTATATCATTGCTTATCTCTCTCGGTCGATCGCACTTTTAGGTAAAATAGAGCGACGTTCTATAGTTTTTGAGCTTTTTAGTAATGATGAAAGTCTTATCTCTGCATTTCAATTTCAATGTGTGCAACTAGACGTACAGCATCGAATAAGTCGTACCAAAAATAAAGATACTCAAATGAAGAAAGAGAATAAAGTAAAAACATCATTGTTTATTACTAAGTCAATGACTCATTCGCCAGAAGCAAAAATTTACGCAGCATTAAAGTCCCCTCAGTCTTTAGATCAAAATTTTCAAGAGAAACTAGGCTTATCGAAATCTAATTTTAACAAAGCTATCCATGAACTTTCTAAAACGAATCGAATCGTTCGCTCAAAAGATAAGAAGAAATGGATTAGGAATATTCAGTAATATGCTGAGTGCATTTAGAGGGCTGAAGACACTCTATCTTTGTATGATTATAGTTACCACTTAAGCCCGTATGTACTCGCCGCTCTCTAATTGTCGAAGATGACCAAAGAAGGTGAGTTGTTCAAAGATAAGGGCGATGTGGTTGTGGCTTTGATTGGGAAGGCGTATGTTTTCAGGGGTTATTGGGTAGCGAGAGGCGGCTAACATGATATGTTCAACCGTGGCTTCTTGACCTTGTTTAATCGGTAACATATTACGCCTCTTTATTGTAAATAGTATCAAGACCGACAAGGCGACCGTACAGTTCGGTTGCTGTGTGAATATTTGGAGTGATCATTTCACTAAGTAGTGCTTCTTCCGTCGCTGGTAGGTTTTCTTTTTCTTTATTACTCATTTCTTCGCAGGTGGCGCGGTTTATTTTTGCGATGGCTTGGCGTAATTGATTGGCAAGTTCAGTCGCGTGGGCAATGCTCTCTTTTATGGTTTGGGTTGTCATGATCTTTTCCCTTGTTTGTATTTGATAACAAGACAGTAGCTCTGAAAAATAGAGGCAGCGAGTCGCTTTTTATTGAAAAGAGGTCGTGAGCGCACTCTTTGATTTCTCTAAAAATAAGACTCGCCTTTTGTTTTAAGCTAGGGCTGGCTTTACGAATAAAGCACTAATAACTCATCATCATATTGCCGACGTTAAGGTTTAAATCCGTGCCTTTTTCACTGCTTGCTTTGTCTATGCTGACGGGCTTGTCTGATTTAATGGTCAGCGCGACTTCGGCTTGGCTTTTTAGGGTTTGATTGGTTAATGGGGCCATATTTTGTATTGGTGCAACTCCTCCTGGTGCGGCCCATTGATGAGGTGTTGCGCCTTCTTTGTTGGCTTGATTGGCAGTCTCTGCTGTGGTGATACCGAGTTTGACGTTTTTATCTTTGAGTTTACCTAGCTTACTACCAAGGTTATCAACCTCTTTTCCTGCTTCCTCTGCAGAGGTTTTCCATCCATCAGGAATGAGTGCGTCAGGCAATAAATTAATGAGCTTTTTGACTTGCTTCCATAACCAGCTGTAATAGTCACCAAGGGCACTTAAAAGTGGTTTTAAAAGTCCGAACTTATCGAGAAGATAACCAACAGCAACTACGGCGGCGGCAACACCGGCCACCATTAAGCCGATAGGGTTTGCCATAATGACGGCGTTAAGGGCAATCATGCCAATTTTAAAGATAAGCAGTGTGGTCATCACGCCTTTGAAATTTTGCGCGACAAATAAAAGGATTTTACTTAAAAACGTAAACCCTTCATAAAGTCCTTTTACCGTGTTAGTTACTTTTTGAATTGCCTCATTGCGCCACTTGGCATTTTTAAACTTATTCGAGAACTCAGTAAAGATAGCCGTCAGTTTTTCCATGACAGGCGCGAGGGCGGCAAATTTAATGGAGCGAATGCTCTCTTGCACCTTTTGCATCGCATCGTTGTAGGCTTCGGCTTTTGCTGCATCTTCTGATTTAACACCGCCACCGGTTTCATTAAACTCTTTGCGTGCTGTCGTGAGTCCTTCGGTTCCCTGGCGCAACATAATGAGCATCTTGCGTCCATCTTGCCCAAAGGCTGCATCCGCGAACGCCATTTGCTCTTGGTTGGTTTTAAGTTTTGAGAATGAATCGAGCAGTTGGCCATACGCTTGCTCAGTATCTTTGGCTGTTCTTAGACTTCGATATAACGGGTTCTTTCCTTTTTTTAAGAATGAACCCATTGCCCCTTTGCCTGTGGTTTGCAGCACCCCCAGTCGTTTGGTAAAGCGCACCATCGCCGCACTCATGGTGTCAGAGCTAACACCCGCATGCTCGGCTTGCGATTGCATCGCTTGCAGCTCTTCAACAGGCATATTGAGGTTTTGCGCGGCTTTTGAGAGTTTATCCATCTCGCCCGCCGCACTGCCAATTTGCTGTATAAGCCCACCAATACTTAAGCCACCTAAAATGGCAGCTCCTTTACTCATCGCCGCCCCACGAATGTTCGGCATTTTAATGGCGCGGCTGAGTTTATTCATGGGTGCCATGGCTTTTTGCAGTCGCTTGTATTTTTGACTGGCCCTCTCAACTTGTTTGCTATTTTCCGCTTGGCTTTTTGACAGTCTGTCGAACTCGCTATCCAGTTGCTTAGTGTTCACGCCGACTTTTTTCATTTGTGTGCCGGTGTTTTTTAAGTTGTGCTCGAGCACATCGTTTTTATTGGATAGCTTAGCGACTTTTTCTTCTTGTTTGGCCAACTTATTGGTCAGGGCGGCACTGGGCTCTTTGGCTGCAGCCATTTGTTTTTTTAGTTTGAGCAGTTTCTCAGTCGCTTCCTCTCCCTCGAGTGCGTTCTTATCCAATTCTTTTTGTATTTTCTGATAAGAGGCAATCATCGTGAGTGCGCTGGAGTCATTGGCTTGCGCAGCCTGTATCTTTTTAATTTTTTTAGCGTAGTAGTCCGAATCGCTGGCCATGCCTTTGAGTGGGCCACTGACTTTATCTTTAATGCCCATCACTACGGAGAGATTCATTTTCATGTGATGTACCTTCTTATCTTTTTTAGATGTAAAAAAAGAGCACTAGGTGCTCTCTGGTTGGTGACGAACTCGCGCCTCCTCTCGAAATAGCAGTAAATCATCCAGGCTTAATGCATCAATCTCACTGGGCGGCCAATGAAACACGAGTGCAATGTCTGCATAAAACGTCTCTACTCGCTCAAGGGCGTTTGTGTATCCACGAAAAAAGAGGCCATTTCCACCATTAATGGCGTGAGGTTTTCCACTTCCATATTGAGTAAATCACGCTCATTTAGATTGGAGATACGAGGAAGTAGGGTGCAGGCTGCATCAAACTGCATTTCACACACGCCAAGCAAACTCAGTCCACGTAAATTGCCCGCGTTGGGTTTACGAAGCTCAATCTCTGTAATGGTGTTACCGTCTTTCTCAAATGGGGTCGGTAGAGCGACCGTTACCGTTTGTTTACTCATGGCCAAGCGCCTCTTTTAGTTCTTTAATTTTAGTAATGCGACCGCCTTTTTTTGGGTCAATTGCCATGACCACTTCAAACAAGGCGAGGGCATCTTCTTTTTTTCCTGCATCAAGCAGTAAATCCCCAGCAAGACGAAACAGTTTCACTTTTAATGGCGCATTGGTGGCCAGCGTGCCATTGGAAACCTCACGTACCGCATCGATAAGATACTGCGTATTAAAGGGGACATTGGCTTTATAGGCCGCATCCGAATACTTGCGAATAATATCTAAGTACGCCGTTTGACCGTTTGAACTCCATCCCTTTGGTGAATCCAATCCGTTAAGCACGCAGTGCTTAAAGGTATCGTGAATGTCGGTGAGCGCACCGCAATCTACTTGCCATTGGAAATACCACCAAACTACATCTAAGCCTTCGAAGTTATCTCGAGTTTCAAGAAGGTGCTTTACGGTTGACGTGTATTTTTTGATGAGCTCTAACTTAAACGGCACTTTTTCTTGAGAGCCCGCCAACGTGCGAGCGTATTCCACATCCATTTTTAATGCGTGCTGAATTTCATCCCACGGTTTTCCATCAAGTGAGGATGCGGGCGGTTGCTTTTCACCATGACTGGCATCACCTTCCGTCTTTAACGGTGGGATAGCCACAACGGCCACTTTTTCTTTCATCGCCGCTTTTGCAGCGGCTTGTGCTTTTCGCTTTCTTAATAAGGTCAACATAACTGACTCCTAACGTATCCACTTATTGAGGAATTAATTCCGTGCCTAAAAACAGCACCTCAAGTTGGCCATCTTTAATGGCAAGCTCTAATGGCTCTGAGGTCCAGGCATTCATCAAGGTGTAGGTTTTCCCACTGTTGGTGTTGAGCGTGATGTTTTCCCCTGTGAAGTTCCTAATGGCGGTTTCATCGGTCGTAATGGCATGAACAATGGTGGCTTTAATGAACGGGGCACCGTCATACGCCTCACTAAAACCCAGCACGCCATCATCACCGACGACGGCTTCACGCTTTAACCCGCCCATATTAACCGTCGCCCCTTCTTTGGTTGGTAAACGCCCTAGCGAGCCTGCATCCAAAAAGCCGCGACTGGTGATTGTTGTACTCATAATGACTCCCAAAAAACTCAAACGATTGAGTTATTTTCTAAATTGAATTTTACCTGCAGTAATAATTAATCCATTCACGAACTGCGGACTGTCGCGGTAGTTAATGCGCGTTTTGTTGTTTTCATCCAGCTCAACAATCAAGGATTTTTTATAGCCTTCAAAGTCTTGAACGATGCCGTTGTATTCCAAGGTTTTATACAGAGTAAGCAATTCACCCTTGATGATACTGGGTGTCACAATAGCTTGTCCTGGTGCGAAACGTGTGCCGTCTTTAGCCAACTTATGACGCCCAAACTTACTCAAAATAAGCGAGTTTTGCTTCTCTCGAAAGTACATCGCCGTGGCAGGGGTCATGACATCCAAATAACTGTCATCCACAACGCCCGCCGCATTTTCGGTGTACGCCGTTACTGGTCGTTCAACCTGTACCTCACCGGTTGCGGTGACGGTGTAAGTGCCCATGCCTTCATGCAGCAATAAGTTGCGCTCAGTCCAATCAAAGTCATCAACGGCGTTTGAATAGACACCTGAAAGTTTCAGGGTTTGCAATGGTCGACACGGATCGTTCGCGAGCGAGGGGGCAATTTGTCCCGCCCAGGCCGCCACTGCTTCCGCATCGGTCAGTGGCGCACCCGCTGAGTCAGTTAATGCATTAATTGACATAAAACTAATCAGTGGGCAGTTGGTTGTTGCCCCAAAGGTGACCAACTCAGCGTGCGTACCTTGCTTTGGCAAGTAAGCAATACCAGGTATCATCTCCAACGCTTTATAACGCGCATCCAAAAACTCACCCAAATCACGAATGGTGGTTTCATCATTGAGTGAGCAGATGATGTGGTTGTATTGGGTATCACCCAAGGCGGCGAGGGCGCTCATGGTATCTGCCGCTTCCACACTGATAGCGTAAACTGGCATGCTTTCATTTTGCTTGGTGAAGTATTTCAGCATCGTGGCGATGTCTGACTCCCCAAACTGCTCACGTGCGGACGCTTCATCCAAACAAAGCACAACGGTATTAGGGGCGACTTTTGCACCGGCAACGGCATTACCAATCACAAGAGCAATTTGCTGCGCTTCTGCGCTGTTGGCTAAACTGTTGTCGATTTCAATATAGACACCAGGAACGCGCGCGTTGTTTGGTACTTCTGAGAAACTGATACTCATGCGGTTTTCTCCTTAGTCTTTTTTTCTGGTTTACTCACCGACTTAGTTAATTCAACGACCGACTCATCTTTAATTCGACGAAGCCAATAGGTATTTCGAGGTTTCAGCTCACCTTTCTCCTTGAGGGGAGTGCGAGTCAGTGGATCGCGTACAAGCAATCCCTTTTGGGGTTTAATGTTAATTTCACGCATTTATGTCTTTGCCTCTTGTAAGAAATAATCAGCGAGCATCGCCAGTAATTCACGCTCCAGCGCAGGCGTCCAACCGATAAAGGTTCGTTTGGGCATTCGATAGTTGCCCTTTACTTTCGTACCGCCTTCCCATTGATTGGTTTTACTGTTGTAAAATCCTTTCATTCGAGTGGTAAAGGACATCTCTCGTCCTTCGTTATGAACTCGCCCAATGTTGCCAAGAACGCCAGCGACACCTACCTCAAAGTTGTCTTTGGTGACTTCTGTTTTGAGCGCGCGGCTTATCCCCATCAACATGTTTTTGTTGTTTTGGGTGTTATGTACTTTCTCTTTTGCGCCGCTCTTAACTTTGGTGCTGATTTTTCGACGAGTCCTGGATTGGTAAGGATTGCCATCAATATCGCGCTGCTGTCGTATTTGTGCTCGAAAGTATTGACGCGTTCGATTGGCCAGAAGGCGATTAAGCTTGAACTTATTATCGTCACTCATGATCAAGCTATTAATGGCGCTTGTGAGTTGCTCGGGGTTACTCATTTGCATGAGGCATATCCCCTTCGTGGCCACCAATGAACTCTAAAGGTGGAAGTTCACTTTCAATCGCCGCTTTTTCAAACCCGCTGACACAGTCGTATCGAGCGCCATCTTGCTTCCAGTTACCAAGAGCATTCTCACTAAGGTGATAACTTTCTTGAATATCGATTTTCAATTTGATGTCACACAAGCCCTTATCTAATACCTGTGTTGCAAACGACGGTGGAGGCAATCCTTTCTCTGAGCGCCCAACATCGTATTGATTTAACCAAGACACCAGATGCATCATTAAGATATGAGGTTTCACATCGACCGCGCTTAGATTGATGTTGACGGTATAAGCGATATCAAACCCATCAACCAGCACGCCTTGGGTGCAAACTAACTCACCATCTTCCGCCCATACTTCAAGGTTGGCGGCATTAGTCACATGGTAGGCAAAAAGCTCGGTGAGACTTTGAAGTGCTCTCATTTAAATGACCTCAATGCAGTAGGTTTCTTGGGCGTTAATCAGTAAATCAATCGCTCGTCGGTATTGCACCGAGCAGTGCTCAGCTTTTTGTGTTAGTGCTTCTTGACGCTCACTCGCCTCTTTAGTGGCATCACCGCTTATTTGGTTGCCAATAATGAAGTTGGCCGCCAAAGAAAACACCGCCTGCTTATAGAGCGTCGTGCCGGTGTCAATGTCACCAAACTGTGCCAGGGATAATTCATCCAATGACTCAAAAGGGGATATCGCTACTAATAACTCTCGATGAGTCATAATTCTGGCCACGGTCACTTGTTGCAAAATGCCTGGCTCTGTTTCATTGCTTAAAAAATGAAACAGGGACTGAAACTCTGCAAGGGCCAATTCAGGGTAGAGCGCCGTGGCGGGAAGTTCCGAGGTGTAAATCTCGTCTTTGTTGCCCATAAATTCCATTTGCATTCCCATGATGTTTCCTCAAGTCAATAGGATGCGGGCGGCACGACGATTAGTCATCAAAAGAAATTGTGCTTCTTTAATGACTCTCATCGAGAGCCCGCATTGGGTGGTGTTTATTTATACCCACGCGCCATTGAGCCATAACTTCACGTTATCGAACTCAATCGCGGCGGCTTTTTCCAGATGCTCAATGACATACGCCATGTTCATGGATTCAAAATTATCAATCTGGTCCATCTCATCGTTTTTCTTCGCTACCGAGCGACGAATTGAGCCTTCTTGAATGTACAGTGACAAGTTCTTAAAGCTCGTCACCAAGATCCCCGTCGCTGGAAACCCTGGTACACTTATCGCAGGTAGGCCACCATAAGTCCCAATCACTTGCTTATCTTCAATGCGTGACTTTTCACTTGGGGTATTGCCCTGCTCAGCATAGAACTTGGCTTTATCATAAGAGAGCAAGTCCGTACCAATGATGGCAACTAAATCCGAGTCATTGGCACACACATCTGCAAGCATGCCTTTGACGTTCATCACGGCTAAATCAAGGTTGATAAAGTCACCAAGACCGGCACCAGAGCCATCTTCGGCCAATGCTTCCCCTTCGCCGATGCGAATTTCATCCGCAATCGCGCCTTCAGTAAGCATCGCCTGCGCGTTGTGATCGCGAATGTTTTGGAACCAGCCTTTGTTGACGTCTTCACCATTGGGGTTCTTGGTCGCATCCGTGTCCGCTTCACAAGACGTACCATAAAAACCAATGGTAATTTTGTTGGCATCAATCTGCTCACGCGTTTGATTAGATATGATGGTGTTAAACCCTTTTAGGTGCGCGAACGCATCCAGTTGGTCATAACGAATGTGGGAATCAAAGTTAGTTTGCTCACACATGTAAGGCATGGCGTTCATATTGAACACCGATTTGGTTTTACGCTTTTTGCCTTCCTTAGTATTGGTACGAGACGCAATCATGCCCGTCACACCCAAACCTAACGCTTCGCCTTTTTGGTTAACCACGGTGACGATGTTGATTTTCTTCAAAAACCAATTACTTTCACGCATTTGAGCAATGATTTTTTGTGTTGCTGCTGGTGTGACTGAGAACTTCTCAGTGGCATCGTCGACGCCATTTTGTTTTGCCACCGCCGCGCGGTACGCCGCCACGACTTTTTTTGTGCTTTCTCTCATTGTGTTATCCAATAAAAATGATTAAGGAAATAATAAAGGGAATGAACGTTTGACCTTTATAAGTAAAACTCTTCATCTCCCAACCCAGCCAAGTGGCGCTCTTCTTCATCGGTCATGTTGCTGAGCTTTTCAACCAGGCCATCTAATTTAGTGGACAGATCGTCTACTTTTGCAGAGAGCTCAGTGTCTGCGTCGACAATGGGATCCTCTTCAGCATCAGCCGCAGGACTTAGCGCCTCCACGCTCGCGGTTAATTTAGTCAGACCCGCCGTCAATAGCGTCATTTGCTCTGCTTGGGCAGTCAGTAGTGCTTTGGTTTCTTTGTCCATTTCATCAGTCTCTTCTTGGGTGGATAATTTAACGGGTTCATTTGTGATACCAAGCGCCGACTTGAGTCGCGCTAAGAACGTAATGTCGTCTTGTTTAGTGATCTCTTGGTGCTCAATCAGCTCTTTGCCTACGGTCGCCCCAGAGCTAAAGAAGGCGACGCCTTTCTTCTTAGTTTCATCAGAGAGGTGTATTTCGGTGGTGCCTAATGAGGCGGGATCATCCGTCAGTGCAAGCCCAGACAAATAGCTTTTGCCGGTGTCCGCAAAATTGGGCGTAATTTCAACCGACGTATGCAAAAGTTGACCACGTTCAACGGTCGACAATAAGGCGGAGTTCGGCTTTAGTACCGCCCATAATTCGTTGTCGCGTTTCTCAACAGAAAGCACAGAGCCGTACTTTGGTCCCCATGACCAGTGCTCTTCATTGATGCGTGCGTTGTATTTTTTTGGATTGTAGGTTTCTGCCATGTCATCAATGACTTGCTGCTCAATAAAGCGACCATCAATGGTTGGGCCTGCCGTTAATATACAAATTGGCTCTGATTGAAACATGTGGTTTGTCTCCCTGTAATTTCTTAACCCAATGTAGCGAACCTCTTTGTCTTTTTGTATTGATGTCATTTCTAGATGGCGAATATAGAAACGCAATGAGCTGAGAGTGCCATTAAGTTGTTGCACACTGCTTTCATGAAAATGAAATCGCCAGAGTTACCTGAGGAGTCTATCTACACCCAAGCGCAAACTTGCGCATTGGGGTATTACTTACGTCAGTATAAAAGTGAGGAAATAGCCGCCGAGTTAGCGATCAATCCTCGTACCGTACAGCAATGGATCTCAAAGTTTGGTTGGAAGAAGATGCGTGATGATGCACCGGTGGAGCTCATGCTTCGCCAGCGCATTGCGTATTTATTGTGGATTGATAAAAAACACGCGTCTCAGCTCAAAGAGCTGGAGATGCTGCTTGAGCAAAAATACAAACAAGACGCGAAAGCCCAACGTCAGAAACACATGCCACAAGACGGCGGCTCAGGTAGAAAACGCGGCAGACCGAGCAACAAAGTTAAAAATGACATTTCAGGCATTACTAAGGAAATGCTGCGTGAGTTTTATGAGAAGAAATACTTTCAGTACCAAAAAGAGATCCACGCTCATAAAGACAATGACGACATTAATGAGATCCGCTTTTATCTTAAATCGCGTCAGATTGGTTTAAGTGATTACTTTTCATTTGAAGCATTCGAAGATGCCGTGATAAATGGCGAGAATCAGATCTTTATTTCGGCGTCACGCAAACAAGCGGAGATATTCAAAAACTACATCCGAAAATTTGCACTGCAAATTGGGGATGTGGATTTAAAAGGCAAAGACAGCATCATGTTAAGCAATGGTGCCGAGCTTCACTTCATGTCGACCAACGTGTTTACCAGCCAAGGCTTTAACGGTCACATGTATTACGATGAAGTGTTTTGGATCCCAGGCTTTCAAAAACTGGATGACTATGCCGGTGGTATGTCTATCCAAGCGCAGTACCGCACCACGTATCTCTCTACTGCCTCAAGCACCGCGCATGAAGCCTACCCAAAATGGTCGGGCCTCAAAGAGCACAACATTGATATTAGCCATAAGGCACTGAAAGGAGGTGCATTAGGGATTGATGGTATTTTCCGCCAGATGATCACTGTGGACGATGCGATAGAGCGCGGGGCGACCTTCTTTAATATGGATAAGTTGCACCGTAAATACCCAGATAAAGCGGTGTTTGATAACTTGCTTCGTTGTGTCTTTTTGGATGATAAGTTCTCGTTCTTTAATATCAAGGCGCTGCTTGCGTGTAAAACGGACACCTCAACATGGAAAGATGTGAATACCGATGCGCTGCATCCAGTAGGACAGCAAGAAGTACTGGTTGGGTACGATCCAAGAGGCGGCGGGCAGGGGGAGAACGCGGATGATGCCGGACTTATTGTGTCGTTAAAACCCAAACGAAAAGGCGGGGTATTTCGATTTATTGAACGGGTGCGATTAAAGGGCTCCAGTTATGAAGCCCAAGCAAAAGTCATTGAGGACATCACCAAGAAATACAACGTGGTGCATTTAGAAATGGACACCAGCGGTGTGGGCTCTGCTACCGCTGAATTGGTACGAAAGTTTTACCCAAGCCTTACAGAGGTTAATTACTCCCCTGAGATGAAGCGTGTCATGGCGTATAAGGCGCGAGAAATCATCAATGCGGGCCGTCTTCAGTTTGATGACGAATGGGATGACTTGGTGCATTCCTTTTTGATGATACGCCAACAAACCACAGCCAAAAGCAACCAAATTACGTTTGTGTCTGCACGAAGCAAAGTGGGCTCACATGCCGACTTAGCGTGGGCTGGCATGCATGTGTTGCATTGGGAACCCATTGACATTTTACGTGATGATACAACCACGGTTTCATTCTCCTAAGAGAGGTTATTTTGATAGAGTTTTCTACCCCAGAGAGTGTCATGAATTGCGATATTCTCAGTTATATGGAAGTCGCCCTGATAGATGGGTTATACGAGCCTCCCATTCCTTTAGATACGCTAGCCAAAGCGGTGCGAGCCAATTCCATGCACGGCTCGGCGTTGTATGTAAAAGGAAACATGGCTTCGAGTTCGAGCGAGTTGTCGCCACTGATTAAGCGACGTGACTATAAGCGTTTTTTGGCGGACTTTTTAACCTTTGGTAATGGGTACTTGCGCATTATTCGTAATCGGTTAGGGGATATCACAGCGATTAAACACTTGCCTGCGCTGTATATGCGTAGGCAAGAAAACATAGATGCCTATACTTACAAGCCAAGAGCGTTTAGCGACGAGGGGCGAATAGATTACAAGCCAGGACAAGTATTCCACTTGGGGGAATACGATGTGTGCCAGGAGGTGTATGGCTTGCCGCAATACATTGGTGCATTGAGCTCTATCTGGTTGAATGAAGATGCGACGCTGTTTCGCCGTCGCTACTACATCAATGGCTCTCATGCAGGTTACTTGCTGTATATGAACGACTCAAACTTGACCATTGAACAAGAAGATGAAATTAAGAAAAAGCTCAAACAGGCGGGAGGACTTGGGGCATTTAAGAACTTATTCATTAATGGGAAGGGCAGAGATAATAAGCCACCAGAGCTGACTCCAATTGGGCAAGTGGAAGCTAAGGATGGATTTAAGAACGTAAAGAGCATGACCACCAATGATGTCTTGGCCAGTCATCGTATTCCTTTAGATTTAATGAGCATTGTGCGTGAAGGTTTTACAGCAAGCAGTGATTTAAACAAAGTGGACAGAGTGTTTTATAAAAACGAGTTGGTGCCTTTGTTGGAGTCGGTGTGTGAATTGAATGATTTTACAGGTATGGAAGTGGTGAGTATTAAAGACTATGAGAGTTTGGATACCGTGGCTGCATAAAACAAAACCGAGTTTTCGGACTCGGTTTTGTTTGCATCAATTATATTGATTAATCTTTAAAACACGGTAGGCCTTGAGACTCTCGCCACTCTTTAACTATTTCTGTAATTCGTTCAGGAGTTCCATCTTCTGGACTCTCAGGGTAATAAATCAGATCTGTTCCCAACGGGTGCTCAGTTAGCTCTTCAAACCTATCCAATAACAAGTCTAATAAATTATCTGTTTCTTTTGTATTTTCTTGAAAGATATTTTTAATCAACTCAATAAATTCGCTATGAGTATAATCTGCAATTATTCTTTGGTTTGACATTATGACTCCTTATGTATCTCAATATGCCTTTTAGCTGTTAAAATACTTAAATTATCAACATCCATAACAGCGCCGCCATGTTGAACATTCATAATATTCCTTACCAACATAAGCAGAAAAAAATCAAACGGAGCTCAACCTTTTTATTAAAAGTGTTGTGTATTAAAAGTTCAAATTGACAGATGTAGCTTTTATACCCTTAGCCTCAACTGTAGAATTCGCCTGTAATGACGCTGTAAACATCTCGATATTATCGAAAATTTTATATTTATTCTGCTCAGAATCGTTTACAAAAAGACAGACACTACCATCATCTTTAGATACACATACATGATTCCCACCAAAGCTCTCGCCGATAGAAAACAAACAAGATTCGGCGTCTAGATATTTTAGTGATTTATTTGCTTGAAAAATATTTAAGTCGCCTTCTTCTAGCCCCCAAAGTACATCAAGTGAAAGTTCACCACGATCACCTTCTAAGCCAGTTTTATATTGTGGCTCAAACTCTATCTCATCACTAAATAGAACAGAATGTTTATAGAACATTAATAAAGGAATAACTTTTACAGGTAAATTTGATTGAGAATCAAATTTTTCCATGCTGGCTTTTATACCTATTCGAAGTAAGTTTTTTCTTATACTCATCATTTTTTCAAACTCCTTAAGTGGGATGCAGAGCCTATATGAGGAATGTTCCCGTGTAGCTCAGTTGGAACCAATTGTATTTCAGTTACAGTGTTATGGTGAGGTGTTAATTTTTGCTCTCTAAGTAAATTTTTAGCCGCATTAGTACTCTTGAGTCCTTTTGAAGTAGCGATATCATTGTACACATGTTTAAAATCTGCTCTAGTGCCGTCCAATAGACCTTCTGAATAAATTAGAGAACCTTTGGACCATTTATCAAAAACGGGTTTACCATCTTTAAATGGTATTGCTTCTCCATTAGTAATAGCATTTACCGGAGGGATATCAGAACGCCATAAACCATTACCAGGTTCTCCTTCAATCCATTCACCATTATGTTTTGGAAGCCTTGAGGTTATGTTTTTAGAATAAACCAAATATAACGGCGGCAACCCAGCATCAGCAGGGAATATAACAATATATTCAACTAGTTCTTCTTCAGGGTAAAGTGCTGTACCTAATTCTTGTTGATGCTCTTCTATTGGCCTTACCCAAATATCATGCACATCTAAGCCATCATATTCTGGACGCTCGGTACTTGGATTAAGTTTATATTCTTCACCATCAGGGACCCAAGTTAATGTAATTCCTTCTTCAAGGTTAATTACAAACTTATCGCCATCTCGAACGGCAACTTTCTTTGCTACTCGCTCACCATAAGCATACCCATCACCAGAATGAATACCCACGATTTGCTCAGTACCATTTTCATCTTTATATAAATTAAAACGAACCGTCGTATTTATCGCATCTGAGGTATTAAATTGAAGACTGCCATCAAGTGTTCCATCACCTAACTGAGATGGCCATAATGCAGCAATAAGACCGCCACCTAAACGAGCCATCCCACTTACAGCCGCATCGGATAATGCCCAACTACCGACTGATTTATTTACATGACTGCTTAAGGTTCCTAATACACTGCCACCAGTAGCGGTTGACGCAGGTAAAGCAAGAACCGCCATATTACCAAACTCAATCGCTTTCGCGGCCGCTTCTACCTTACATACATTTAAAATAGGTGTTCGTTCAGGGATAGCATTATCTTTAATTGCAGGAACAACATTATGACGTAATTTTTTAGTCTCTGGTGTTGTATAAACATTGGTAAAACTAATTGATTGACCAATGTTTTGAATTTTTGTTGGCGGTAATGTCTCAGGATCTGTTTGTTTACGATCCGACTTTTCTTCACTTTTACTTTGGATTATCGCATCGACATCAAGCAAACAACTATTTTCATCAAGTCAAGCAGATGTTAATTCTTCAAGTTGTTGTGTCGTCATTTTTTGGGGAAGATAAAGTAAATGTTGACGAGTAACAACCGTGTTGTTGATTTTCCAAGGAAGTAAAATAAAGCTGTATTCATGTTTAGAGACTAACTCACCCGTTAGATTGACATCAGTTGTTCGAGTTGCTTGAAATGCCCACTTCCCCTTACCAATTAATTTATATTCGTGAGTCAGTACATCATCAACAAAATGGTAGAAGTACCCCTCAGTTGGCCAACCAAGACGCTCACCCACTTGAATCGCAGGTTTTACAGGAATAAAGGATTCGGTATAGCTACCAGAGCCTTGCTTTACTGGTTTCACATCATCAAATGATAAGGAGTTTCCACTTGAGATAAAAAATTCTCGATTAAGTTTTTTTGGTTCATTCACATTTACGCTCGCTGTAAGCAACGTAAATCCTTTCTCTGTTTGCGTTTTATTCCATGATGAAATATTAGCTTCTTCTTTGGTTTTACCTAAAGAAAACACACCCACTTGATACGTGTTTAATTCATCTTTTGCACACGCAATTTCAATCGAATATTCAAAAGCAGCAGTCTTTGCCAGTTTGTCTTTCACTTCTTCATAGTGAGGTACATCGACTTTGGCTTCTTTTGCTAGCTCTTCATTCCATGGGTAGTGCGCTCTAACAAACTTAGGTTTTGTTTCATCAACCGATTCAACAAACTTTTCTACTTTCTCATCCCAAACTTTCATTTCGTCCCTAACTTAACGTTAAATCCTTTTGTAAGGATAAATTAAAAACAAGATGCATTTTTACTGAAAGAATAGGTGAATTAACTAAATAACATCTTCATGTTATCTATTCTTGGTTCGTTAACTTTTACGTTTTGGTATTGCCCCACCGCCAAGATACAACGCCACGGCCGCAAGAACAGGATAACCAAAGGCATCATTTATCATGGTGCTAATCGCTCCCCAATCCGCACCAAAAATACACCCGATGATCACAATGGTATGCAGCCCAATGTAAGGCACACAAAAGACCATTACGATAAAGCGTTGGATCAACTTAAAAGGCTCATACGCTTTGAGCAGTTCTATCTTCTGTTTTGATTTTTCTTCATCAGTGAACACAAGTGCATCCCCTGTATTCACTATCAAATCAAGTCCCGCTTTAATGGCAGAATCGGTTCCAAATATCTTGCTGAATAATCCCATTATTCACTCCCTACTCATCAATCAATTCAAAGTGCATTAAGTCATCAAATCCATTGTCTTTGAGTTCATTGTCTTTATCCCAATCACCGCCCCAACGAATGGCCACGCCCATTGAGGCACCAATACCAATGACAATGCCTGCAAAATAACTGAAGCGTTCGCGGTCATCTTCATCATAGGGGTAGGGCGTGGCATCCACCGCGCGACTTGGCATTGAGTTATGTTTACTGTTAGGAAAGCGGACTTGCGTATTGGTACTTGGCAGTGCATTTTGCTCGGCCTCGGTTCGATAGCCACACAAAATAGAGCAATCGCACACCTCAAGAACAGCGGTAAACACTTTTTGTAAGTTAGGATGGCAAGAGGCCAATCGGGTTGCGCTTATTGGACTGAATTTATTCATTTTACATTACCTTTAAAGCGGCAAAGGCTATCGCAATGATTGAGCCAAAGATGAGTCTAACCAACCAGGTCTTATCGGATTCAAGCTTATCAATGCGCTTTGAGTCCGCCAGTTGGATAGTTTGAGTTTTAGTGAGTGTCACTAGAATTTTATTCAATGCACTGTTTTGCTCTCGCATTAACCTTGTTAAATCATTAATGGAGACATCAATGCGTGCTATCTCTTTCTCAGACATACAGAACTTAAGTGATGGATTTGATGGCAGTGTATCGCGCGGGAGTGGAGCGGGGTATTGATGTCATTTCTAAATGTCAGATATAGAAAACCCAGCATTAATGCTGGGTTTATGGGGGATGTTGGTTAAGGCCAAGGGTATTGGTGTTGAATTTCGAGCCTTGCCGCTAACGCCTGTGCTTCCATATCAAGAGCGGCTTGTTCGTCCCCTTGCAATCGCTTGATGTTCGCCTCAGCAATAAGGGGATCACAAGCTCGGCTATATAGTCCTCGGCGCATTTCATCTATTTGGTTAAAATCTGCAATGTGTTTATTGCTTTGGTTAGTTATCCATTGATTATCGAACCATTCATCAAAGGGAGTATTTGGCTCATCATAAGTAAATCCGTCTTTGATGCTGCCTAGCTTTTCCACGACTTCTGATTGAGTGCAATCTTCACAGTTATAAATGATTTTATCTCTATTATCTTCAACCTGTTGCCATTGCCCACCTATCAAACGAACTGCAAAACCCTTTTTTGCTTTAGGTGGTTCAATGAAGGTGTGTTTTTCAGGCAGCGTGAAATTGTAATCCGAGATAATAAATTCATTGGTTTCAGCATCCCAATAAGATTTACCCAGTTCAATACAGTAGATTTTCCAAGCGTCATTTTCATAAAGCACAGTTTGTTTTTCATTATCGTATTCGGGTGGGGTTTCTTTTATTGCGTCTTCTGGATAATCGCCATCTGGCTCACCAATCACAAACTCACGACCATAAACATCAAAGAACGGCTTCCATGTCATGTCTTCAATTTCAGCAGACCATTGCTCTGTTTCTCTATCAAAACGCGCAATCATTCCATCGCTTGAGGGCGTATAAATAACTTGAGTAAAATCAGCACCAAGAGCAGTACCTTTAACAACATGCTCTGTGCAATTTTCTAACCACCAACCTTCAACAGAAAGTCGGGACACGTTAACACTTTGAGACTTTTTAAAAAATTTAGTCATTAGGCCATTCTCACTATCCAGTTCACTTTACGGTGGTTAATGGTATTTTTCAGCGCACCAAACAGAGCAATAACGACTGCATGAGCATGAGAGCCAATAGATATATAATGTGTGTGATTTCCTGCAGCTCCAATCGGGTTATTTGATGAGGTGTTATATCCTTTCTGTGTTTCCCCCCTTTCCATATATAAACCAGATCCACCAGCACTACCTCTAGCCCATCGATAAGGATGGTCATGATTACCTGCTGTATTTGTATTCTTATTACCTTGATTTGTAGAGCTGACCGTTGAATTAGGGTGTCCGTGCTCTTTCACTTGCCCCTGTTCATAAATCCCTACGGTTTCACCATCTTCCTTGCCAATCACACCACAACCGCGCATGTCAGGAATAATGCCATCAGGCCAAATTTTGGCGAGTTCAGGATTCGCTATTTTATCAAAGGCTTGGTTTTTCATGATACCAAACCCATCAGGTGCTATATCAGTAAACCAAGGAATCGCCGCGCCTACAGGGAATATTTTCGCCGCGAGCTTCAGCCACAGATTATTAACCAATTTGTTGATGAGATAAGGCGCATCAAAAGCGCGTATCATCTTTTTAATGGTAAAAAAACTGCTGTCGTTTGTGCCCTTATCCACTTCTGCATTAGTGATAATCTTTGCAATGCCTGCCACGGTTTCAGTGGCGTAAGGTGTCCCCATTATTTCAACAGTAATGTTCTCAACACTTGATCCTGCAAGATTCAATTCCAACGCTTCGGTGATGATGGTGTTGCTGCGCTTTAATGAGAGTATTTCACCCTCACGACTATCAACGGCAAATAGGGTTCCATCTTCTAGGTAGTACCCAATCTCTTTGCCTTCAAATTCTTTTGCATCTGCAAACACAGCTTCAAAGTGAAGTTGCCCAAGCGCAGGCACTGAGCCGCGAGTTAATGCCTCACGCGCCACTTCATTTTTTAATTGCGTTTGGTCTAGAGTAGGAAGATACCCCTCAAGGCCAATCGCTATGTGGGTGATTTTATAACTGACACCCAACTCACCCGCATGAATGGAGGCAGCAATCCCTGCATTAGTAATTAATAAACTCATTGAGTCACCTCGTATTGGTTAACATTTCTAATGTGCCGAGCGTTGGCTATTTGGGTTTGCACATTGATGGCCGTGTTATAAATCCATTCAATCTCGGTATGGGGCAATCGCACCTTTTCAAACTCAAACCACGCTTTTTCACAACGCTCATTAGTGGCAAGTGAGACATAAATTAAGTTAGGTTTTAAACGAGTGTCACTCACTTCACCTTTGCCGCCACTGCTGATTAATAGCGCTTGATAATCGCTGAGCTTCCACCCAAATAAATGCTCTGAAAAGTCGGAGAGTAACGCCAATTGAATTTCATCACTGGTGACTTTGAAATCAATCGCCATGCCTAAAATTAAATTGGTTAATTCATCGTTATTTGCCTCTTGCCAATACTCCCCTTCGGGCAATAAAGCACGAATTGCATCGGCAAAATTACTCTCGCTGTAATCAATGACTAAATCACCGGTGTCCATGTCACCTCTCCTAAAATATGAATTTCATCATCAGTAATAAATTGCTCTTCAGTCGGTTGCTTAACGATGTAATTGTTCGTAATAGGCGCAATGGCGAGCACGATTTCAGTCGGCGTAATGGAGACTTGTGTTGGTGGATTAACTGACTCATCTCGCTTGCCCATTTTGTCTTGAAATAACTCTTGCAGCGCAATAATGATATCCGTACGAACTTGCTCGTCTTGAACGTTTTGAATTTCAACATCAATGGCTTTATGAGTCGGTAGACCAACAACGGGATGACACCCAGCAAGGCGTTCTTTATCAATAAAAGTTTGAACCATCGAGACCACTTCTAA